CACAAACACAAGCAGTTACCAGCGACGGATTCAACGATCCTACTGGTTTGTATCCTGCTACTTCTGCTGGCGTTCAAGCAAACCAGTATCCGATAGGTGTTTCGGTAGTAGGAGAAACGGACACCAACCGCTTGGCAAGAAACACCGATCCTGCACAGACACAGCAGACCGTGGTTGGAGCAAAGGCTTCCACCGTGAAACAGAATATACAGAACAACCCCGACATGAAGGCAAAGAGTACTTGGTCTGAACCAGTGACTCCGTATGCAGCACAGTACCCCCGCAATCACGTGAGTTTCAGTCAGAGCGGTCACGTTCGTGAAGTGGACGACACTCCTGGGGCAGAGCGACTTCACGATTACCACCAGTCAGGAACATTCACTGAAGTGGGTAACGGGTGGCAAGACAACCCAAACGGAACTCGTGTGCAACGAATCGTGGGGGACGACTACGAGATTGTACACGGCAACAAGAAAATCTATATTGCGGGCAGTCAAGGCGTGGACTTGGTGATCGCGGGTGGAATGAATATCACAGTATCAGGCGCAGTGAATCTCCAGGTGAACGGGAATGCAGACATTCTTGCAAACGCCAATGTAAACTTACAAGTTGAAGGCGAGTTCAAGGCTTCTGCAAAGACAATGGAGTTCTACACAGACGGAGACATTGGCTTCTCTGGACGAACCATTTCCTTTATGACAGACTCTGCGGTCATGGTGATGCAGCAGGGCAAGCGTATTGAAGTAAACTCAGGTGAGCCTGTCGTGAAACCCAAGCGGGTGGATTTGAGGTAACCCATGACAGGCGGAATGGTTTACAGAGGACTGCATCGCAAGTACGCCGAAGGCTCTTCGGAGTATGTGGTGTATCACTACGGAGACGTTGTGAAGCGCGACACGAAGTTCTATGTGTGCGACACCGAAACCACAAGTGGGTATATTCCTGAAGACTTGGGGTCCGGTTTCACACTCATGTCTCTAACTGTTGATCCTTCTCCCAACGACATCATCAACGGAGGATCGTACTAATGCCAGGATTCGGAGTGTGTCGAGCAAACATTGACGTGGCAGGTGGGCTGATCTTGGTCGGAAACGCAACGGTGTTTCTTGACGGGTTCCCTGTGTCTGTAGAAGGCAATCCTGTGGAAGATCACGGCAACAACGAACACGACAGTGCAGTTATGATTCAAGGCAATCCTAGTTTTGTAATAGGCGGTATTCCTGTGTGTACTGGTGCCAGTCAAGCCAGTTGCGGTCACACACCCAGCACTTCTTCAACTCTATTTGTGGGGTAAACCATGACGTGTCCATGCAAGCAAAAACTAACAGACGGCGAAAAGAGCATTCTTACCTTTGGACTGAACGATTTCCAAAACCTGTTGACAAAACCCAACGAGACTGCTATTGCAGCAGCAGGAAAAGTCTTGGGTTCAAATTCTGGCAGAGTTGCTGGACTCATAACAAGTATAAATGGTGCGGGAACACAAGGCGCACTGTACAGTCTTCTGCCTTCACTGCAATCAGCACAGGCTAGATTTACGGCTACGCAATCAGCACTGTCGAAGTTTGATGCGGAGTGCGCAAAGTACAAAGACCCCAAGCAGTTGGCGCGAATGATCAGCAGTCTGAACCTGTACGGGCAGTTTCAGTGCGCTTTGGGCATTGAGGGCTTGGACATTGGTGTGGGGTTGAACATGATTCAACAGGACGGAAAGCAGTCCATAAACGCCATGATCGCGGCTCAAGTGGACTTGGAAGCACTGCTGAATCAAATAGATTCTGGATCAGGAACCGCTTTGGCGGGGAACATTCAAAACGCTATAAACTCATTCCAGGCGGGCGTTGCGGCTGTGTTTGAAAAAATAGACGCTGCCAACGGCGCGGTGAACGGCGCAGTGGACGCAGCAACTGCAAAATTAGCGGAGGCTCTTTCGTTTATCGACAAGGTAACCTCTATAAATCTAATGAGTAACATCATATCGGAAAGTGATGATCCGTGTAACCAATTGAGCGTGGACGCAACAGTTAATGTGGTAGATCCGCAATTTACAAATACCGTTCGTAGCGCACTAACCAGCACAGGAGCCACCAGTTTCAGATGAGCGACATCACCCAAATACTCCGAACGGCGACCGACTTTGCTCTAGTGGGGGGTGAGTTTTTGGGTGTGCTTATCATGGGTATTGGGATTGGAGTAGCGGGCGTGCTCCGCAGACGCAAGAAAACGGAGAAACAGGTACAGGAAGAAGAGAAAAAGCAGGTCATCGAAGAAAATCACAGGGTAATGGTTCACACGCGAGTTCACGAACACCTCACAGAACTGCGTGTAACCGTTCGTGCGTCTAGGTGCCTAGTGTTTCAGTTTCACAACGGCGGTAAGTTTGCAGACGGCAGTTCCATCAAACGTGTTTCTGTTACTCACGAGTCGTGTAGTGGTGGAGTGAAAAGCATGATGATTGAGTCACAGGATGTCATGCTGAACCGTTACATGGATCTTATCCGTATACTCAACACCTCACCCGACAGAATTATTGCGGTTGACACCCTGCCCGAGTCCGCGTTTCGTTCCAGTTTTGAGATAAATAACGTGCTGTACTTCACGGTTAGTCCGCTCAAGTGCATGGACGGGATCACACCTTTGGGATTCGTGTGCTGCCATTGGTGTTCCCGAGAAGGTTTGGATGAAATTGAGAAGGACGGCATTTCGGAACACTCGGTGGAACAGGTCATAGAGAGCAACAGCAGAACCATAAACGCGCACCTTACTGCGCAGCAGGAGAGATGACAGATGGCAGTTCGTCTGATCAACACAGACAGCAAAGTTCCGTCGTACAGCGATGTGGACATCAACTTTGCACGAAACCCAAAGACGGGTGATGTGTTGACTGCCACTAACTCATCGTGCGTTCGCCAGTCCATCCGCAACTTGCTGAATACTTCATTTGGCGAGCGGTTGTTTCAGCCCCGCCTAGGAGCGTCGCTTCGCAATCTACTGTTTGAACCAGTGGACGAAATAACGGTGCTTGAAATTCGTGACCGCATCATAGAAACACTTCGCAAGCACGAGCCACGAATCGGAACCTTGTTGGTGGACGTTCGTTCTGATGCGGACGGTAACTCGTACACCGTGAATGTGGAGTACGGCATGAATGAAATAAACGAACGGCAAACAGTGTCCATTATCCTTGAAAGGGTACGGTGACAGATGGCTAGCAGAGGAGATAGTTTCAACCTGTTGGGATTGGACTTTGAAGACGCAAAGGCGTCTCTTAAGAGTTTCCTGTCTTCTCAGGCAACACTAAAGGACTACAACTTTGACGGTTCGGTACTGAGTACTATATTGGATGTACTTGCGTACAACACTCACTACCAAGCGTTCTACGCAAACATGGTGGCAAACGAGTCGTTTCTTGACAGTGCCACTCTTCGCAAGTCTGTGGTGTCCCACGCAAAGGCACTAGGGTACGTTCCGTCTTCGGTGAGAGCGGCGAAGGCAGTTCTCACCATTCCTGCTCCTGCGTCAAGCAGCAACACTTACCTGTCACGGGGTACAGAGTTCATTGGCACTGACGGAGACGGATCACAGTACCGATTTGTTCTTTTGGACACGGTGTACGCAAACGGCGACAGCCAATCCTTTGAAGAAATTTCTGTGTACGAAGGCACTCTTCGACGTGTGAGTTACATTTACGACAGCACACGCAAGAACGGAACACTGTTGTTGATTCCGAACAACAAAGCAGACACCAACACCATTAAAGTTCGTGTGCAAGCGTCTCCAACAGACACTACTGGATCCACAGACACGTGGTCGTACAGCAGCGATTACATTGATCTTACCACCACATCAAAGGTTTTCTTCTTGCAAGAAAAAGAACCTGGAGTGTACGAACTGTTCTTTGGCGACAACTTCTTGGGAGCAAAACCAGCAAACGGAAGCCTCGTAACAATCGAATACTTGGAAACGAACGGTGAGATTGGAAACGGTATCAGCACTTTCAGCACCAGCATTAGTGGGTTGGGAACTATTACAACAGTGTCTGCTTCCGCAGGCGGCTCTGAACCAGAAACGGTTAGTCGAATCAAGTTTCTAGCACCGCGCTTTTACCAGTCGCAGTCCAGAGCAGTAACGGAAGACGATTACACTGCAAAGGTGATCAAGGAGTACCCCAATACTGACTCGGTGGTGGTGTACGGTGGAGAAACAGTGACACCTCCCCAATACGGTCGGGTGTTTATTGCTGTGAAGCCTCGTAGCGGCAATGTGCTCACCACCGATGAAAAAACCAGTCTTGTGCGAACCCTACGACAGAGTGCGTCTGTGGTAACCATTCTTCCTGAAATTGTTGACCCTGATTACGTTGACTTGATCGTGGACTCACTGGTCACCTTTAATCCATCAGCCACTGTTTCTACTCCAGGAACCATCAAGGCACTGATTGTTGCGTACATCTTCAATTATTCGTCCACGTCTCTTGAGCGGTTTGGTTCTAATCTGTATCTGTCTAAACTTGTTCAAGGCATTAACGGACTGGATGCTTCTATCTTGGGTAACCAGACGGCGGTAAAGATGCGGAAGAGTGTGAACTTGAGCAAACTGGTTGCAAGCAAGGGCTTTGAGATGGATTTCAAGAACCCTTTCTACCACCCACACGACGGTCACTCACCTGTTATGACCACCGCTTCGTTCTCTCATGTGGGGTACGATGGGGTCACCTATACTGGTGTGGTGGCACAGGACGACGGAAACGGAAAGGTCAATTTGGTGCGGGTGGAAACAGACGGCAGCACACGCTTGGTGTATCCAAACATCGGAACCATTGATTACAGTGAGGGCAAGATTTCATTCAACACCCGTTTTGTGCCCATTACTACCAACGTATTCTTCACAGTGACTGTTCAGCCGCAAAACGCAGACCTGTTTGTGTTTGAGAACAAGATATTGAGAATCAGCAGAGGCTACGCGGACTCTGTGGCAGTTTCCCTAACTACACAGACAGACCGTAAGCAGTCTTTGAGAGGGTGAAATGGCAGACATCAAAAACATCATTCTGAACACCAGTGCAGAAGCCTTGGAGGACATGATTGCTCCGTTTATTGAGGAGCAGTTTCCTACTTTCATCCGCACGGATTACCGTAAACTTGTACTGTTCATCAAGGCGTACTACGAGTGGATGGATTCTCAAGGACAGCCTGGGTATGTGTTGGGCAAACTGGACACGGTGTCCGATGTTGACCGAAACGTGGAAGAGTTTTTCTCCCACTTCAAGAACACGTATCTGCTGTCGTTTCCTGAACTGCTTGCAACAGACTCATTGGGAAATAAGCCCAACAAAAAGACCCTGCTGAAAAAGATCCGTGACTTCTACGGAAACAAGGGCACAGAGAACTCTTACAAGTTCTTGTTCCGTGTTCTGTACGACAGTGATTTGGAAATCTACTATCCCAAAACAGACATACTGAAACCGTCTGATGGGCAGTGGATTGAACCCGTTTCCGTCAAGACCACAAGTGTGAACGCTGCCAATCTGTTCTCTGTGAAAAACGGAACCATTGCGCAGTACGATTCCGCTGCAAATCTGATTGCCAGTGCCACCATTGACTCGGTTGTACAGTACTCGTTTAATGGCTTGCCCATCACCGAATTCTTCATCAAGGACATCAACGGCGATTTTCTGCCAAACAGGGAAACCGTGCTGTCCAAAGACAGCGTTTCGTACACAGAAACCTCGTACAGCGTGCTTGGTGAGTTTTTCGTTGAGTTGCAGGGAGAAGGGTATCAGGTAGGGGACATCGTTTCGGTTGTTAGTGCCAATGGTGTTGGATTCGTTGCTCGTATTGAACAGACTGGGTTAGCCGGTAGCGTAAAGAAAATCGGCATTATTAGTTCAGGTATCAACTACGAAGCAGACGTGATTGCCACTATTGTGAGCAACACCGGAAACGCACAAGCAAAAGTTATCGTGAAGCGAAGTGCAGTGACACGATATCCGGGCTATTTCTCTGGCAACCGTGGCAAGGTGTCGAGCAACAAGTTTGTTCAAGACGGAAACTACTATCAGGAGTTTTCGTATGAGTTGAAGAGTGCTGTTTCACTGGACACGTACTTTGATGTGTTGAAGCGTATTGTTCACCCTGCGGGAATGAGAATGTTTGGATCGGTGTTGGTCAAACAGGCTATTGACAACACAGTGTCGTCATCGTCTCAACAGACCACATTTGAAGTTCCTGTGATAGGTCGATACACCCCCTACGCACTTCGCACATTCAATGACCTGCGCGGCGGGTACTTCTTGCCCAACCAAGTAAAGGGCGCGACTCTTCAGGTGTGGTTGAGTGGGTACAACATTGCAGGGAACACAACTGATGGTGTGACGGCAGATAGAAGTTCTTTGGGTGCGAGTGCAGATTTGGCTTTTGGTGTTAATGTTTTGAGGAGTCAAGTCGGTGGTCACACTTTTCAGCATTATCCGCTGTATTCAGATGTTTGGCTCACACCGAGATTAAAATCAGAGGCGGTGAACACACACCCGTCTTTGGTTATTCGACCAGTTCACGAAAGTGGTTCCGATTTATTTCCACCTAGAACTTTGGCGACTGGTATAAGATGGAGAAGTTTTGGATACGAAGGTCCAACTCTTGGAACGCTTGGGCTTACTGCTTCTCGTTCTTATTTTGTTGTCTGTAAACCACGAACTGGTGGAGATATCCTAGGCATAGGCAGTTACACAAACAATGGAAGAGCAGTAATTAGTGACTACTTCGGACGCCACGGAATTGCGTTTGGGTACACTGGAGACACCTCCACTCTTAAAGTTCTTGGGTGGAATAGTGGAGCATCAAGAATTAATTGGGTTATTGGGAATGCTGGTTCTACGGGAGAATGGAAACTAATATCTCAAACTTATAACATGAGTAGCGGTAATTCTGGTCCGTTGTCGATGTTCTTAAATGGTGTGTGTTTGGGCACCACCGCACAAGCAGTAAACATAACTAGCACTGGTTGGGGAAACACATTAGGAATAGGTCAGCCCAATTTTTCTGTAAATTATGTTTTCGACGGCGAGATTGCAGAAATCCTTTGCTATCAGGGCGATGTGGGAACCAGTGATCGGCAGAAGATCGAAGGCTACCTTGCCCACAAGTACAACCTGGACGGAAACCTGCCGCAGGGTCACCCGTACAAAACCACTCCTCCTGGTGCGTCTCTGCCTGCGGGTGGTTGGTCTGGAGCCACGGGTGACTTCTACCCTCGGGGCTACAATCCGTACATTGGTTCCACCACAGAAACCGGACCGGACGGCAGCACTGCCGCAGCAGGATCACTGTTCTTCGGTAGTGGAATGGGGTACACGTACACCGTGGTAGACGAGTTTGGGTTGACTGCACACAATCCGGTTGGTGCGCCCCTAGGCAGCACTTACGCGTGGTTCAACAGCAAAGAGAACTCACCGTCTCCTGAAGGTATGCGTGGACTGGTGCTGTGGCTGAAGCCAGAGAACATCGGGGTGTGTGGTTCGGTTGCCAACGGCGCAAGTGCCGATGTGTGGACAGACGCTTCACCGTCTGCGAATCACGCGCTGCCCCCAACATGGGACAAGTGGAACGGTGTGTTTACAACAACAAATACAAGTATTGTTACTGCTGGTGGATGGTCGAAACATCTATACGACAGCACAAATGCTGTTACGAAAATCAGATTCGCCCTAAACGGACTGTGTGGAGGATTTACCACAGGACGACTAATGGCTGTGGGTTTTGACAGAAATCCTGCTGCGTCAACTTCATATGCGGGTATCGACTATGCATTTTACAGTTACGGTCCGCACGACAACACAACAGTAAATCTTAATAGGTCAAGAAGAGTTCTGTGGATAACTAACTTTAGCGGAACACTGAACTCCGCAGATTTGCTCAACGCTGGTGCGTTGAACAGCACTAATTTTTCAGCATACGACAATTATATTTTTGAATTGGAGTACGAAGAGCCAAATATTGTTTGGAGAATAAATGACATTGTTGTGCGAAGAGAGTTCTGTGGATACGGGCAAACCTTTTACTTTGATTCTTCTTTTTACACGCTTGCATACACTGGACATATTGGACACTCTTTCACTGTGTTGGGTATGTGGAACGGGAAAAATCCTGTTACGCCTACAGCGAGTACTCTTGTCACTAATAGACCTGCGGAAATATACACTGAAGTATACGCGGGAGTCACCGTAGACAAACTGCGTCCCACCCTGCAAACTGCTGCATACGGTGGTGCCACTGGTGTCTCGTTCAACGGCGGAATCGTGTTTGCTCCTGCTTCCGTGTACGCGGGTGTCACCCTCGGTGGCGTGGTTGGATTGGGGTACACCACAGGCACTGGCAGCAGTGCTGCTGCAATGCTCACGGGACAGCACCTGTATCTGAAGCGTCCACTGAAGATCACCGATGACGCAGACATTTTCGTGGTGTATCGTACGACCAGAGAAGGGCTGAGTTTCGGATACGGGCTGCTTGGATCACGAAACACAAACTGTGACCTGTCGGCTACTCCTTCCGTGCGCTTTGACTCGGTACTGTTCAGCCGCTCGTACAACGAACAAGACCGAACCGCCGCACAACAAACCAGTTCGTACTATTCGGTGCTTCCAAACGGAACGCTCATGTATCCTGGCGCGTCCCTGCCGCCCGCGGGATTGGCAGGATTCAGACCGTATGGAGACGCAACCGGAGTCGTCCAAAACTTCATTGCATACGATCCTCACCTATCTGGTGTGTGTTTGGGAATTTGTATAGCGGAGGCTCGACGTGATTCCACCAACAAGATTGAGGTGTTCGTAAACGGAGACGCAGCAACAAACTCGTCCCGCGCAACAAACCGAAAGATCGTGGGGGTGGACGCACCTCAAAGTGAAGACTACATTATTACTCGTGGCTTGGAAATCCATTACGACGCAGGAAAGACTGCGTGTGTGGGAGAAATGATTGCGGGTCAGAACTCTAATTTGGCACGGAATGTTCGGTTCCCCACCATTCCCACAAACGTGCTTGGACCTCTAACTGCCGCAATGTGGACAAGTGTTCCCGAGTCCACTCTTGTGACACAAAATCTGCCTGCGGGGGTTCCGTTGCCACCCGCTCCATTCGACAGAGATGAGATTTACCGAATAACCACTGGTCCCGAATCAAATTTCTTCTTGAACAGAGGTGCAAACTTTACTACACAACCCGGTGCTGCTGCATGGGATTCTCTGTACACAAACTTTGTATCCCCTGCGTGGACGGCTGTTTTCTTTGTTCGTAGGGACGACGGAGCGGCTATTACTGCTAATGTGTATCTCCACAACAATATAGACGGTTACTACGCTGTGTCTGGCACAGTAACAGATGTTGGGGGTGGATGGTACAGAATTTCGGGTAGCATTACTGGTAAGAGCAATACTGCTAATCCGGACGGCGTAAGAGTGTACCTGACTGGATTAAGCATAACCAATGGTGCAAACAAAACATTTTACGTGAGTGGAGTTCAGTTGCTGCCGTTTGATCGTGGTAACGCAAACGGAACTGTTTTGATAACAAACACCACACACACACAAACTGGTGGCGCACAGGACATTTCCCTAAGATACGGCACTGCAAACGCAAACCGAGTGCAGCGCATGGCTAATCCTTGGGGTGACGCAGAGTTGGTGTGGAGAGCAGTGAATCACTCTACAAATAGAACAGAAGCAGCATACAACGCCAACGGAGGGTTTTATACTGCGTATTTCCCTGTGGACCGCACCAAACTGTACCGTTTCTCTGTGTGGGTGAATTGTGTGGCTGCAACAGAAACCGGTACGGTGTACTTTGGTCCACAGTTATCAAGTGGTTCGGTGACAACAAAAAGCACTGGAGCCGCAGAGTCTAATCCGTACTTTGCTGCTCCAGATCCCGCCGCCGCAGCGTTCGTCGGCAAAACGAACACATGGGTTTTGGTGGCAGGACATATTCATCCGAACGGCACTGCAACAGGTGCACAGCACCCCAACAGCGGATGGTACACCCTTACTGGAGGGGGCAACACTTACGCTCCAATCACAGAAGACTTTATATGGGGTAGTGATGCCACTAGTTCGCTCTTGCGCACATTCTTGTACGGTAGTGACATTGCAGGAACAGAGATTAGATTTGTGCGTCCGCGAATCGACTTGGTTGACGGAAGCGAACCCAGCATAGAAGACTTGCTGAACAACACTCCTGAAACTATTTACGACCTTAGCGGTAAAGGCAGAAACGGATTTGCAGTTTCCAAGCCACTGTACACTGCTTCCAGTGGTGGATTTTGGCAGTTTGACGGGCGGAACAGCGTGATTACAACAGGAACCGTGCAAGAGTGGGGAAGTTCTGGAAATCACACATGGGAAGCGTGGCTGTACAATCCAAATGGAACTTCTGATCCTCTTGTGCCAATTGGAATAAGAATTTACGCTGGCACAGGTGAAACAGAGAGTAATCCTTACTTTGGTTATCCCGCCGGCACCTCCGACCACTTTACGTATACCATCGCCATCGGAGGAACCCGTGTTGGTGCAGGATTGGGCACTACTATTTCATTTTCTAGGTGGAATCATTTGGTTGTGGTGACACAGTATTTGCCGAACACAAACACCAGCGAGGTTAAAATTTATCTGAACGGAGTGCTTGTCAAGACTAATACTTTCTCCGGAAAATCAAACGCATTCGGAAACCGGATAGTTTTGGGGAACCGTGCAAACACCACTCTGCTTACACTAAATTTGGGTTACAACTCTTCTGGCGGATCTTATTTCTACAACGGCGGTATTTCGTCTTTCCGTTCGTACTCTCGTGATTTAAGTTCACAAGAGGTACTGCAAAACTTCAACTCCACCCGTTCGCGGTTTGGTGTGTAACAGGAGAAATTTTTATGCCCACTGACGACTTGTTTCTGCCCCAACTAGAAAAGACCTTTGCAGCAGGTCCAGACCAGTACAGTGCTTCAGACATTGTGATTGGTCGTATTGGAGCAAACATTTCGGCAGGTGCCACAGGCAGCGGTGTTACAGGCTCACAGGCATGGATCAACTCTGTGCTTGCAAACACTCCGTCTTACTCGTTTGCTGGTGTGATTCACGAAATCATAGCCTTTGACCGTAAACTGGATGAAACAGAACGAAATCGAGTGTACACCTACCTGTCGAAAAAGTACGGTCAAACACTGGAATCGCGGTTGCCTGCGGGGTTCCGTGCTGCTCACCCGTCCACCACTCCATACGGAGTCACGTATTGGGACATCGAGAACCACCCAAACAACAAGAATCTGTCCACTATTCCCTTTGGTTCAGAGTTCTCGGGCATTACTCTTCAGGAGTTCTTCTCCTTGCCTGACTACCTGTATCAGTCCTCTGGACCACTGTCTTCAGGGGATACATACTCAAACATAGGGCTGTAAAGCGAGGACCACATGGCAAGTTTCATCAAAGCATCACTAGAACGCTCCTACGCAGAAAGTTTTCTAACGGAACTTGAGCGTGGTGACAGCCAGTACTTCTTCTTTATTGCAAAGAGTACGGCATGGGCAAACGACAACAGCCCTCCCACATACACCGACAGTGTGGCATCAGAGTACGAGGTAATGAACAACATTATTGCGTACAAGAAACTGTCGCCGTCAAACGTCTTGTTTGCAGTGCCACGCTACACGTGGACAAGTGGAACTACTTACGACCAGTACAGCGACACTGCTGATCTGTTTGATGACAACGATCCAAAACAGTTCTTCGTGGTCACGGATCAAAATAACATCTACAAGTGCATGAGCAACAACGGTGGTGCGTCGTCTACCGAAAAGCCCACCCAAACTCTGTACGGCGAGTTCTCCCTTTCCGATGGATACCGTTGGAAATACCTTGCCACTGTTCGGGAAACAGACCTTCCTTACGAACTCACGGACTACCTACCAATTGACTTTGCTAGTTTGAGCACGGACACAGAAACCACCAACCAGTACAATGTGCAGTCCACGGCAGTAACGGGTGCAATTACTCGAATAGAGGCTACAAATTCAACCGTTGGTGCGTCCGTTGGTGTGTATCCGTCTGCTGTGACCAGTGTGCAGTTTAACACCACTTACACCCTGTACGTTAACGCATACAATTCAGCAACAAAAACGATTACGATCACAGATCCCACCTCTGTTGCACGGATAACGCAGCCAGTAGCGGACTATGTGGGATATGTTGTTCGTGTTGATTCTAGTGCGGTGAATCCTGCGGAAATCAACAACTACGGCATAATCACTTCACTAATAAAAGCAGCAAACCAAGTCACGATAGTGGTTCGTGATGACGTGGTTCCGTTCACCGTATCGCCGTCTTCTGGATCAAGTATAGTGTCGGTTGAAATCACACCACACATCTTGATAAACGGTGACGGGCAACGAGCGTACTCAAGACCTGTAATGAATTCCTCCAAGAAGATAGTTCGCGTGGATTTGGTTGACGGGGGAGAAGACTACTCTGTAGCCCGAGCGGAAGTGGTTGGCAAGAAGACCGAAGTTACGGTTCACCCTACTCTTACGCCTGTGTTGTCGCCCAAAGGCGGGCACGGCAGCAACATTCTCAAAGAGTTGAACGTGAAGGACATCATTATCATTGTGGAAATCACCGAGGCAGACGCTGAAAAATTCATAGGTGGAGGCTCGTACCGTCAGTTTGGAATAATAAAGAATCCGGTGCTGTCTGACGGAACCGAAAAGGTGGCAGGATCGGATGATCAGTTCTACAGAGACATTACACTGCAACCTGATGCAGAAGTAAACACCGACAATATTGGAACTGGTTTTGATGGTAGTCCTAGTAACTGTATTCTAGGCACTGAAACATTTTCGTCTGCCAAAGTTGTAGCCCTAAAGTCCGCACAGCCTCCCATCACGATCAAAACTCAAAACAGTTCAGGCAGGTTTACTTCGTACCGTGATCGTCGTGATCGTTACCGTATTTCTTTAGACAAAGACGGGCAGTTCTTGCTGAATGAAAGCGTTCAGCAGACTGTTCCTGCTGGTGTTGAAGTTGCCACTGGAGTGTCTTACGGTTACGATTATCTTGCAGATGGAGTTGTGGTGTCGCAAGGAGGTTCAACCCTGTCCGTGCAACTACAGACCAGTGGCGGATTTGTTAGTAATTACACTCTAGTAGGCAGCGAAAGTGGATTCACGGCAGCGGTAGCAGACGTTTCTCCCGAATACGGAGAATACGTTTGGTTATTCAAAGGCAGTTCAATCCCCACTCTGTACGATCTGAACGGAGACGGGCAGTTGTTCCGTGTAATTGATGTTGGTCCTGCGTACTACGACACGAACAACACCCCTGCGTACAGTGGCTTGACTGTTTTAGAAATTGCTACCAGTGGCAACACACAGGTGGGTGTGATAGACACCACAACAAGCACTCTTACCGCAAACTCGTTCTCCAACGGGGACGGAGTTACCCAAGGTGTGACTGGATCGTATACTCCGTACGCAACAGGCACCGTGTACCATTGGGATTTTGTGAATCCGTCCTACGGCAAACTGTACCTTACTAACGTGGTGGGTAAGTTCAAGGGAGTTGCTACAGACGGACTCAGTGGTGCTACACTTGGAGCGTATGTTGTTGCGTCTGTTACCCCTCCAGAGGTGCTTCCAACTTCGGGGGAAGTGTTATACATAGACAATGTTAGACCTATTCAGCGCACGATTGCACAAGAAGAGGAGTTCCGAATCCGTTTAGGGTTCTAAAAAGGACCGTATGGCATACGACTCAAGCATCTTCAACATAAACCCGTACTACGATGACTACGACCCCACAAAGGGGTTCTTGAGGATGCTGTTCAAGCCTGGATACGCTTTACAGGCTCGTGAACTCACACAGTTGCAGACCATTCTTCAAGGACAGATTTCTCAAATTGGAGATCACCTGTTCAAGGACGGTTCCCGTATTGTGGGCGGTGGTATCACTGTTCGCAATGCCACCTATGTTCGTCTGAGTGTCACAGGAACCGGAAACCCCCTTGCAGACATCACAGATTACTCTGATTTCGTCGGAGGATATCTTACTGCCACTGGTTTCCGAGCAAAAGTGGTGCACTACATTGATCCTGATCCACTCACAGATTCCACCCTTGTGCTAGTGGTTGACCTTATTTCGGGTGGAAGTGTTCCGTCTTCGTTTACTTGGTCCAACGGCACAACGACGTATTCGGGACTGTCTCCGGTTTCTGCTGCGTATCCGTCTAGTGGTGCCTGCAAAGTCATCACTGTGGATGAAGGCATCTTTTACATTGACGGATTCTTTACCCGCAACCCCCGTCTCACGTTTACCCCGTACAGCACTGCGTCTGTTGGTAGCGTTTCGTATCGTGATCTCACGTTCGGAAGCGACTACGCAACCCTGTCAAAGAAGATTGGATTCTCGCTTACTCGTGACTCGGTGACAGAACAGGAAGACTCCACCCTGCGCGATCCTGCTATCGGATCGTACAACTACAACGCTCCCGGTGCTGACCGTTACAAGATTGTGTTTGAGATGGCACAGATTGATCTAACTGCAAGTGCCGAAGACTTTGTGGAACTACTCCGATTTGACGGTGGGCGCATCACAAAGAAAGTGGAACGGGTAACGTACGGGGAGATTCAAAATGTGCTTGCTCGTCGTACTTTTGACGAGTCTGGTTCGTACGTGGTGTATCCCTTTGACGCAACCGTCAAACCTAATAATTCAGCACAATTTTCACTGTCTATGGGGTCGGGAAAGGCGTATGTTCAGGGATATGAAGTAGAGAATCGGTATCCACAAACCGTGACTCTGCCCCGCGCACAGACCACCCAATCAGAAACCCAGCAGTTTGTTTTCTCCACAGGAAACTATCTTACTGTTTCTATGGGCAGCACACTGGACCACGCAAACGCACTGGTCACCATTGGGTCGGGTTCAGCACGGGTTGTACTACGAGACGGAACGCTAACTGCTCCCACTACCACTCGTGGAACTGCGTTTGTTCACGGATACGTGCCTGCTCCTGGGCAGGGAGTGGGAGCAGCCACTGGATTCACGGCAACACTATACCTTTACGGATTGAGTGGCAGCACTGGTCCTGTAGGCTTCATCTACGACAACACCACCGGAAACACTTTGGGTCGTTTCACCAACGGGGGCAACATTTTGGGCAGTGATGACCAGTCACTGGTGTTTCCTCTGCAACCTGGTTACGCCATCAATGACATAAGCAACGGGTTCTACATCCAAGGCAAACTGGTCAGCAATGCTATAACGCCCGCATACAACCCTACAGGCACCGTTACAACGTATTCGTTGGCTAAAGCCAACTTCACGGACACTGTTGCGTCTACCAGTAGTGGAGTCATTTCGTTTATAAACTACTTAACCGGAAATCCCAACGCATCAGACTTGTCTGAAATTGCCATTGTTTCGTTGGACTCCAGTGGTACACCAGCGGGCGGAACGGCTGGTCGGGCGTTTATTCCCTCTTCGGGAACTGGAATAGTGCTGTCTAATGACGGTGACACTACTGGAGGCAAGGTCAAACTAGAGGTGAACAATGCTCCCGCAGGTTTCACCGCTGCCAATGTTCGTGTAGTCTTGCCTGTTCGATACACGCCTACCATAAGCAACACCAGCACGTATCGCTTCAAGACACCAGTTTCAACCACGCAGTCGTTTGCGTCTATTACTGACATCAAAACAGACGAGACAGGAAGAAAGTACTTTGAACTTTCACAGTCCGATGTGTACAGCATCACCAGTGTTACATTTGGAACACCTGGAACAAACATCAGCGAAGACTTTGAATTGGATGACGGTCAACGAGAAACGTACTATCAACGTGCTCGCCTGTACCTGAAGCCGTCTGTTGTTAGCACTGCTCGGTATGTCACTTCTGCTTCTGCGGTTTCAATTACCGTTTCGTTTGATTATTTCCGTCACGATGGTCTTGCGTTTGCGCCGTTCATCGGCAAACACTCGTATCCAAGCACACCATACGAACGCATACCACTGTTCACGAATCCACGAACAGGCAAGACTGTTTCTCTTGCAAACTGCCTTGATTTCCGACACAGCGGACTGACATCTGCAACTCCCATGATCAAGCCTTACGGGGCTTACGAATTCGGAGTAAGCGAGTCCAGCACTATTTCGTATAACCACTACTTGCCTCGTATAGACAAACTGTGCGTGAAAGCGGATCCCGAAGACGGGTCTGCACTGTTCTTCTTGGTGCAAGGCACACCTGATCTCACTCCAGTTGCTCCTCCTGATCCACAAGACGGACTGGTTTTGGCAATACTCACTGTGCCTGCGTACACCCACAACACAGAAGACGTGATCTTCACTCCGGTGAATTCTCAGCGATACACCATGAGTGATATTGGAAAACTTGAGAAGCGCATAGACGATGTGGAAGTGTTCGCAAAACTGTCCATCTCCGAAGCAGAGATTGAAGCCCGTTCCTTGAAAACGTCCGCAACCAGCACCGAACCACTGAAGACCTCTATCTTCTCTGACGAGTTCTACGGTCACTCGGTTTCTGATGTGTCTTCGGAAGAACACATTTGCTCTGTGGACTTTGAGCGTGGAGAATTGCGACCGTTCTTCTCCACGAACACCATTTCTCCACCGTCACCGTCGCTTTCAAATACTGTCTTGTCTACGGACGGTATTCTTACTCTTGCGTACAGTGATGCTGATTACATTACAAATCTACAGTACAGCAAGAGTATTCAGGTGAATCCCTCCAATACGGTGAACTGGTTGGGTTTCTTGAAGTTGAATACTCAAGTAATCACGAGTATGGATACTGGATATCGTCCCGTTGTACGCACTAATTCTCTCATGGAGAACGACAACTGGAGATCGTCCAATGCGGGAAACGCACGTGGGTTCGGAACACAGTGGAACGATTGGGAAAGCCTGTGGACCGGAATTGAAGTGGTTGAAGAAGAGCAAGACGACATCCAAAAGAGCCTGTTGGAACTGCCCCGCGTAGACTCTATTTCTGCTGTTCCCACCGTTTCATCGGGAAATGTTCGTGCAGGATCGCGTCGTAATGTAGAGGCAGTAAACCAAAAGAACAGTAACTTTATGCGTTCTCGCCAGTTGAGAAACCGAATTCGTGAGAAGATTGGTTCTCGGGTGGTTGATCGAAGTGTTGTTGGATATATTCCGTCGCAAACAGTCACGTTTACTGCATACGGAATGAAGCCTAACACCACTGGACTGTCCCTGTACTTTGACGGCACAGTGCTTTTGAACGGTACTCTTTCCACCGACTCAAACGGAACGTGCAGTGGATCGTTCACTATTCCTGCGGGAACTTACCTCACAGGCAGTCGTAGTGTCCGAATCAGCGACAGTGCTGTGGTAGCAAACGCGATCACTAGCGCAGAAGAAACGCTGTACTGCGTGGGTACTCTTGTTCAGCAAGATTCAGGGTCGTTCTCTACTCGCCCACCCACATTGCGTCGGCGTACAGTGAACAGTGAAACCATTTCCAAGGATCCGTTCAACAAGAGTGTGGATTCACTGGAGAACACGGCTGGAACTGATCCACTTGCACAGACGTTCATTGTGGACAAGGTTGCGAATCCAGAAGGCGTGTTCTTGAACAGCCTGTCTCTGTACTTCTCTGCCAAAGACACGGTGCTGCCCGTTGCCGTTGATATTCGTCCAACGGTATCTGGATATCCCTCGCCTTCGGTTGTGATTCCGTTCAGCACTGTGGTGAAACTGCCTAGTGATGTGACCGCAAATGCCACTACTCCCACTGCAACGGAGTTTGCTTTTACCAGCCCTGTGTTCTTGCCTCCTGGTGAGTACGCCATTTGCATCACTACCAACAGCAGCGAGTACTCACTGTACGCTGCGGATACTGCGGCAAACAGCATTACAAACGGCGATGCGATTGCAGGACGCGCAGGTAACAACCAGTTGGTTGGAACACTGTACACACCACAAGGTTCAGGTGTCTCTGTTCAACAGAACACCACGGATCTCATGTTTGCGGTCAAGCGGTGTGCGTTTACCGCAACCACTGGAACTGCTACCCACACAGGCGTAGCAAACATTGCGTCACGACAGGCTTTCAAGGTGTTTGCTCCTGAAGTCATTCCTGAATCGTGCACCATTACTCGCGCGGCAGGAGTGCTTTCGTTCGCAAACAACGAAACAGTGTACCCTGTGACTCCGTTCAGTGCTGCTCCCACCTTGGTGTACACCCTTACCCGTGGAGTAAGCAACGCAGTTTCTCCTGCCATTGACACTGCTGCTCGATACGCAGTTTCTGTAAACATGAACACACAGTCAGAGTACCTTACTCGTGTGGTGGAACTACCACAGAGTCTTGCGTCAACTGGACTGGCAGTTTTTGTGAACGAAAATATACCCACAGGAACAGATGTAAAGGTGTATTACCGTACCAGTGCCGTTGGTGAAGCCGACATCTTTACCCGAACGTGGGTGGAAATACCGCAAACGTCTCCTGCTTTTACAAGCACATCGGAAATAGATTTCCGTGAGAGCACTTTCCGCACTTCCGCTGCATTGGCACCGTTCAAGTCGTACCAAATAAAGGTGCGGCTCACTAACTCGGGTGGTGCGTCGTACTATCGAACCCCCGCTGTTCGTAGCGTCAGGGTAGTTAGTTTTGTGTAACAGGAGTTATGAGTGAACCGTAAACGGTACACCCGAGATCCTGCCAGCGGAGCACTGGTGCTTGCGGATACCGACGCACTGGAAACGCATCAACGCGCACTCCAAACAGCAAGTGCTGTGGAGTCTATGAAAACGGAGATAGATACTCTGAAGTTGCAGATACAGCAACTACTGGCATCAATAACCCCAAAGAGCAACTGAAATGGCAACCAACACCGGACCTGACTCAAACTCGTACCAAATTCCAGAAGTTGAACTGGGTGACACCTTCAACACATGGCGTGATATCACGAACACTTCGGTGTACAAGATAAACAAGATCCGTGTGTACGACGGTGTAAGCAGTTCCGAACTAAATGCCACGGTGAGTGCGGGCGGTACTCTTACATATGTGCTTGCAGACAACATTCCAAACGGACACACCTTCCAAGGCGTAATTGTTTTTGATTCGGGTGTTACTTTTAACGGTAATGTCACGTTCAACGCACAAACATTCACTGTAAACGCCAACAACGTCACCATTGACGATTACGCCATTGTTTTGGGTGCAACTGCTGGTGTAACAGACACCAACATCAACTCTGCTGGCGGTGGTGGTATTATTTTGAGCCGTGGTGGTGGTAAAACTGCGGAGTGGTTGTGGTTGCCCACTGATTTGCAAGGCGGCAGTGGCTCGTGGCTCAGCAATTCTCATATTGGGTTCTCTGGAATCACTTGGGGACTGTACCCGTACGCTGGCACCACGCTTCCGGTTTACGGCACAGGATTCCGTGTTCAAGGCGGAAATACTGCCGACCACGGAGTGGAAATTGCGCTTTCAAGCGTAACTGGACGAACAGCGAATCGCTCCATTACCTTCTCGCGGTACTCTCCCAGCGGATCCACCGCGTTTATTGACGTGCTGTCAGGCAGCACATACGGAAGTGAAGCGTTTGTGCGTATTCGTGAGGGCGCAAACCGAAAGGTGATCACGTATGGAGGCTCACCAGGATTCCCGTTTGGTACACCTGTTCGACTGGATTCAGTGGCAAACGCTTACGCCGCGGCACAGGCTTCCAGTGGAACCAACGCTGAAGTAATTGGAATTGTGTCCGCAACAGCGACCACAATGGGCACCGACCGATACGAAATCACCATGTTGGGAGAAATCCACGGTGACTTCAGATCGGTTACTGAAAACGGTTCCAGTTTGGTTGCCGGCAGAACGTATTACCTTAGCCCGTATAATGAAGGAAAAATCACAGAAATTCAACCCACTGTTCCGGGACAGGTACACAAAGCGGTTCTGATTGCAACCGGAGCAAGTGCTGCAATGGTGTTGCCGTTCACAGGCGGTGAACTGGGAACTCCCATCAACATTGCAAACTCTACGTCCATCACCACACGCATCAACCAGTTACACAAGTTTGACTTGGGTGACTCGGTGCGCTTTAAAGCGTATTCAGGGGGAGTCACCCTTACGTACAGCGACGGTGCAGGCGGAACGGCTGAAGCAAACTACGCACAGGGCATATACGTAAAAGCACAGGCAAACACTCCCGACGAAGCAGAAATTGCGGGAATGGTTGTGGGTCGCGGTGGTGTTACAGGTGGACCTGGTGCACCCGTCCCCATCTACTCGTATTTTGATGTAATGATTGACGGGTTCTTTGATATTAGTGGAACCCCTTACACAGCCCTTACTCCGGGCGATGTGTACTACTTGTCGGTGAACTGCGCAGGCACAAGTGGTGCGTTTGAGAGCGGGACAACCCCGTTCAATACATCGGTGCCCAACCTTGCAGGGCAGGTGCGGAAGCCCCTGTTCATGGCAACCAGTTCTTCGGGTGGGTACTTGTTCTCGTATCGCGGAGACGTGCGATCAGAAACTTCCATTACTGGTTCCAGTGCAGACGTGGAGCAGTTCCTTGTTGACGATATTCGTAGTGGATTCTCAGGCGACCTGAAGATTGGTGTTTACGACGGCTCGTCTCGTGGTCGTGAAAGCATTCGCATTGCGGCAGGGTCTGTGTTTGCCAGCAGCCGTGGGGTTACAGGATACGTTGGCATAGGACCGTCCAGTACGTGGTCCACGTGGAATTCAGGATCCAATACCCAAAACCGCATTATTGCTCCACTGGACGTGTACGGATACGTGCGTATGGGTGTTACTGTAGACACTTCGGTTCCGAGTGGTCGAGTTCTTATGGCAAGCAGATACCGTGGAGACGAAGTGAGCGGACTTACTGCGCAGTCTCTGAACGTGATCGGCACGGAGTACGATACTGGAAACCTGCAAATCAACTACGGGGTCATGCCCAGCCTAGGTGCCCGTACGTACGCGTCTTCGCTGCCCGCAGGGTCAGCCGTTCGATCCAGTCTTGTTGTTGGTAGAACTTCTGGTGCGGGTGAACTGCGGTTCCTGACCAATGACGGCGTGGACGCGGCGTTGGGTACGGCTGTAACCATGACCGAGCGGTTCCGTATCACTGGTGCAAACGGACATTTTAGTGGTTCATTCGGTATCACAGGTGGCGCACTCACGATCACAGGTGGCGCACTCACGGTGACTCCTACTTTGTACAGTGATGACGCATTAACTGCTTACGGTAGACTCACTCTGTATACGAGGACTAGTGGCAGTGGTGTAACTGTTGGTTTGAGGCTTTACGATGACGCTGATACCCCTGATTTCTTGCGCTTCCGTCCCATATCAAACACACAAAAGGGTTTTGTGTTTAGCGATGACGGTGATGCCGGAATACTGTGCATTGACTCAATCAACGACAGAGTTGGTATAGGGAATATAACTCCAGAGAGTCCTCTGCATATTACAGCAACAACACCAGACACACCAGGTCTTCTTATCAAGAATGGAGCAGGCGGTGACGATCAGGCGGCGGGTGGTTGTTTGGGTCTTCGGATCAGAGCGGGTGATGGAACCGGCAGCGCAACCCTGCTAGATATTCAGGATTCTCTAGGAGCAGTCACACACTTTGCTGTTCGTAAGGACGGAATGACTCTGAATGGTCGAGCCTTCACTGGCGGATTCTGTCCACAAGTAATACGAAACACTAGTTTTGGTGGTGGTAGTAGTGCCACGGTTGTTGTGCCTGGCACTTCTTCCCAAAAGTGGGTGGGATTGTATACTCGTCCCAGTTATAATTACAACCCAGGCGACTCAGTAGTTTCATATTTTCTCGCCAATTCTGTTGCCGAGCAAGCAGGTTTAGATACTGCGCCTGTGTTCACGGGTGGCACATCAATTACTTTTGGCAGAGAAGGTATAGTAGGCTCATATCCCTCCACGAATTGGCTTTGGAGTGTAACTGTATGGTGGTGGAGAGTATCGTGAATGATTCGGTTCTCCCAGTACACAAAAATCACATGACTTGAACACACAGACACGATAAGTAGAGGAAACACACACAATGCCTTCATCACTAGTACTAACAGGCGGAGCAGCAACCACTAAGACCCTCAAGGAGACTATCTCACAGACAGGGCACGGTTTCACGGTGGGTGATGTGCTGCGGTGGAACACTGCCACGAACACCTACGTAAAAGCCCAAGGCGACACCGCAGTGAACGCAGAAGTTGTTGGTGTGGTGAACGCGCTGGAAGACGCAAACTCCTTTCAACTCACGTACAGCGGGTACATTGAAGTGCCTGCTGTATCAGGAGCGTCGTATCCGGTGCTGTTCCTGTCGGGAAGCACCGCAGGAGAACTCAGTGCAACCCCACCCAGTTTTATAGGCTCCGTTGTGAAGCCTGTGCTGACTCGTTCCACCAACGGTTCAGGACATATTGTGGTGAACTATTTGGGTACCCAAATCGGCGGGTCGTCCACTGTTGCGATAGACGAGATTCAGCCTGTGGGCACCATTGCGCCGTATGCAGGGGGAACTATTCCTGACACGTGGTTGGAGTGCAACGGTGCTTCGTACTCCGTGAGCGACTACGCCGAACTCCACGACAAGATTCGCAACACCACCGGCGACCGCGTGCCTATTTACGGGTACGTGGCACGACTAAACATTGCAGGTACAGCCAACATTACTGTTGGCGGGTACATCCAGTTCAAGACCAGTAGTGCAGCGTGGTCATTGAATACTCTGTACGGTTCCAATGCAGACGTTACCGCTGTGGTGATTACTGCTGAAGGCTCCAATAACTACTTGGTGCAGGTGCTGCCCAACTACTCAAACAGCAAGTTTGTGTTTCCCAACACGGTGTTTGCTGCGGGGTCTTTGAGCAACGCTGCAAACGCCACTGCAAACTACCGTTTCTTGAACTCGAACGAAACAATAACAACAAGCATCACTGCCACAGTGTCGGGAATCGCGGTGATTGCGTTCAATACTCCTGATCTGCGTGGGCGATTTGCGGTGGGCGTGAATCCCGCAGCCGTTGCGGACGGAACCAGCGAGAACGACACCGCGTACAACTCTGCACTGAGCGCGTTTGCCCTCGGTGAAGAAGGCGGATCTGAAAGCATTGGCTCACTGGTGAATGTTGCAACGTGGAACGCAACCAGCGCAGAGCCGTCGGTTCCGAGCGGTTCTGCTGTGCTCAAGCCCCCGTATCTTGCCACGAAGTACATTATCAAAGCCAAGCCGTACACCCGTGCCGCTATTGTTGACGGGCTTGATATTCCGTACAGCAGCCTGCTTGTGCGTGATCTGCGGTCGCGGAATGTGGGCGGCTCGAACGGTGACCTTGTTTTACACACAAACACTGCGGGTGACAGTGGACTGGGTACGGAGCGGATGCGGCTCACCACGGGCGGGAATGTGGGGATTGCAACCGCTACTCCAGCAGCACCGCTTCATGTTTACGGAGCCAGCACAGTTCACGGTAGCGCAAACAGCGGAACCGTTTTGGTGTCCAATAGTGGCAACACCAGACAGTTGCAAATTGGCGTAAACGATTCTGCTAGTGTTGCGTGGATACAAGGTTGGGTTCCAGGATCGGGATTATTGGACCTTTCGCTGCAACCCACCAGTGGAGGTCGGGTTGGCATCGGCACTACCTCTCCCACAGTTGCTCTTGATGTGAACGGCACTGTTCGTATTCGGGGTGGAGGGTCGCCAGGAGTGAGTTTAGGGGATCGTCTTGTTGCCGCTGATACTGATGGTACTTTGAAATGGGATACTGGGTTGATAAACGGAACCGATGGTGGCGGTGTTAGAATGTATTTCAATCCCTCCACAACCCAAGTCGGATACGGATGGACAAACTCTCTACAATCTACATCTCTACAAACTGGCTCACCGACCTCTGTCGGCGCGGTATACACAGCAACAAGTATTACTTTGCCCAGAGGGGTATACATCTGTCAACCGTATAACAATTTAACATACTCTGGTAATTTTAGAGCGAGTGCTGCATATTACGGAAGAATTGGTTTAAAAGCAGTCACTGGCAGTATTTTTGCGATTAGTTCGAGTCCAGGGTCTGGTATAATAGATAATCCAGGAATCAACTTTCAGTTCGTTCACGACACCGCTGGATCGGTGTTCTCTGGTGGTCTCCCTCAAGCGATGCCCTACGAGATGACGCCTTTTGTGTTTAATGTTAGTTCTACTTCTGCGGTTGTAAAGGGAGTGGTTAGTCACGAAGAATCAGGAACTATGTCGGTGGTTACCGCTGCTCAGTTAGGACTGTTTTTCGCAATTACTAGAATAGGCTAAATACACCAGTATGCCAAACACACCCATTCAAGTTCCAAACATTGCCAATCTGCGTCGCATAGACAGCGACACGGTGATCTACGTGTCCCCCAGCGGAAACGACTCCACGGGTGTAGGCACCACTGCTGCCCCGTACCAGTCTCTGGGCAAGGCAATGAGCGTGGCTCGTGAGTACACCATTGCAGGCACGGCAGTTCTCACTGTTCGGCTACTGCGCGGCGAGTACACACTGAGCAGCAACATTGACCTGTACCACCCACAGGGCGCAAATTTGGTGATTGAGGGCGATCCTGATGCGTTCCAACAGCGCACGGTGTGGCAGGTTGCAAACTACACGTGGAACTTGGCAAACTTTGCTGGTGGCGGTCACACCGCAAACATGAGACTGTTTGACGGCACCACCACTGGCACAACTCTGCACGGCTTTACAGGTCAAGATCAAGGGCTGTACTTTTCTGTAACGAACGGTGCGTTTGGTTCACGTAGTGGATACGCCACAAACGGTTACTCCGCAGGTTTTGGTGTTGCACGAGCAGTGGGTATTCTTGGGTCAGGTAGCACTACTTCTGGATACAGTCCACTTGTTTGGGGAGACAGATT